AATAGACTGTATACCTATATATGCAGGTTAGAACTGGAGGAGTTGATACCTCTTAAGGATATAATTAGTGTTATATCTGAAGATAGGGTGTTTAGAGCATTAGATAATATCATAAATTTCTATATTGAGTTAGAAGAGTACGAAAAATGCAGCATAGTTCAGAAACTAATAACTCTGCTTAATAAAATTGTTAAAAAAGAAAAATAAAACTTTTTTTTTTGACTTTTAGTTGAACTTTAGTTAAAAATTCATTAACTTTTTTGTTAAGGTACTAAGGAAGTACTTTTATTATTTAATAATAATATACTAATAATAGATATTACTATTAATACTACTTAATAATATTATATACTATAATGAGACATAAAGAATCAATTAAAAATAAATTAGATAGATTGGAATCTATTACTACTAAGTTTAAATACTACTTGAAGCAAAGGGACCTAAGTCCTGCGTTCGAGCAAGTAGATAAAGTTTTTGAAACCATAGAAGATATTCGTATATTAATTAATCAAGAAAGTCAAGATTAATATATCTTTATATAAATATATACATATATATGGAACTAACTGCCGAGCAGATACAACAAAACTGGAATGTAGTAGGAAAGATTGTACGCAAGTACATATCTTCTCCAAGACAGGAGAAAGTATTAGAGATGTTGGAACAACTAGCCGACTTTATCATACTAGCCCCAGCCTCCGGACGTACGAATTACCATAATGCCTTTCCAGGTGGATATAATGATCATGTTATAAATGTTGTAAAAATGGCCCTTAAGACTAAGGACTTATGGGAAGAGATGGGAGCAGTTATTGACTTTACCGAAGAAGAGCTAGTCTTTTCAGCCTTATTCCATGACCTAGGTAAAATTGGAGACGGAGAAAAAGACGGATACATACAACAGACAGATAAGTGGAGACGTGATAAACTAAGAGAGGCATACCAGCCCAACTCCGAACTACAATTCATGCTCATACAGGATAGGTCTCTTTACGTCTTACAGAAATACGGTATACCTTTAACATTTAATGAGTATATGGGTATTAGGTTGCATGATGGTATATATGATGATGCAAATAAAGCATATTATTTTTCTCGTACGGAAGAGGCTAAAATGAAAGGGAATCTAGTCTACATTCTTCATCATGCTGATTTTTTAGCAGCAAGAGTAGAATACCAGCGGTGGTTAGCCTCTCAGGAGAACACACCAAAGAAAGTGACTAAGAATTCTAAAACCGGGAAAAAACAAGAAATCAGCTCCTCAGATGGGTTGATGAATTTAGTTAAAAATATTTAATATGATTATATCTCTAATAGTCTCAATAATCATTAGCGGATTACTTCTTTACTCTACTATCAATCTTCTTCTTAAAGTAGAAAAATTAGAAGATCAAATGATCGAACAAAATAAGGTAATGCTTTCGATCGTTAAAAATATAGAAGAAGCAAGAGAATTTATAAACAAGGTTGACGAGAGAGGTATCTTTCAATCAGATGATGAAGTTGGTACGTTTTTCGGTTACCTAAAAGAGATTCAATCTACACTCGACCAGTACGCAATTAGCAATGGCCAGGAAGAAAAAAAATAACAACTACTTTACTAAGGATACGGAAAACGCCATTATTCGGTACAATAATGAAACCGACCCTGATATAAAGGCACAAATTTTTGCTGATGAAATATATTACCCTTTCTATAAGTTAGCTGAAAATCTTATCCATACTTTTAAGTTTTACTATACTGATGTAGATGGAATTGAAGATTTGAAACATAAAATTATTACGATTTTACTTGAGGAGAAAATCAATAAATTTGACCCTTCCAAAGGTGCTAAAGCATACTCTTATTTCGGTACCATAGTTAAGAGGTGGTTAATTAACTATAATAATAAAAATTATAAAAATCTAAAGAAAAGAGGTTCTTTTGATGAGTATGATAATGATTTCGAAACTCCTACTAATTTAGACGAAGACATCTCTATATCCCTATCTCAATTTATGGATATATATGTCGAAGACATGTACGAAAGACTTGATGAGATGTTTGAAAAAGAACAAGACAAGCAAATAGCCGACTCTATACTAACTATATTTAAATCCAGACACGACTTAGAAATCTTCAAGAAAAAAGCACTCTATATCTATATCAGGGAGATGACTGACTGTAAAACTCCTCATTTAACCAAAGTCATAAAAGTACTAAAAGAGAGGTTTTATGAAATGTATCAAGAAAAGTACGACAGAGGGTTAATAGCTACTCAAAATTATTAGATTCTATATTTATCTTAAAAGATTAAAATGTCTTTAGATAAAACTATTTTTAAAGAAAAGAGCCTATCTGACCTTTTTGGAGAAATTTATGACAACTCTAAGAAGAAAGATAAGCAAATCAATGCACTAATAGGTGAACTAAAACCTCTTATAGCTGACATAGGAGATGCAACATTAGTTGTACCTATGATAAAAGAATATCTTGAAATAGCCGTTAAGAATGATGACCATCTGGTAAAGTTAGCGGCTATAGTACAGAGGTTGGAAACCTCTACTTCAAAAGGCAGTGAAGAAGACCTCTTCAACCCAGAAGAGTTACAAGCCTTGCTTGAAGATATTGAAGGTACTGATCAGAAACTAGAAGAGACTCAAACTAATAAGTCTCCAGACGACGAAGACAATGGCCTATAGTCCAAATCTTGGTAAAAAGATACACAATACATCCGTTCCATCATTTAGTGAATCAGGTACCAATGTTATATACGGTCGAGTACTTGATATAGTTCTAGACCAAAACCACCCAGATTTTAGACTATTCGGTGGTATAGCAGCATTAGGTGGAGTAAGGTTTAAAGACATAAGTTCAGAAACATCTACTGACACTCCTGGTACTAGTCCTTTTGCATTCTGCGGCAACATGTCACTCAAAACTCTTCCTCTCATAGACGAAATCGTTGAGATTACAGCACAACCTATAGATTCTATAGATGCTGACAAAAAGATGAATAGGTTCTACTATACCGACGTAGTTAACTTACATAACTCACAATACTCTAACGCTTTTCCGAATTATAATAGAACAGGGGAAGAAGCTAGACTAGGCCTGACTGTAGAAGAAAGATCAGATATTAGGAATTCAGCTCTTTACCCAGGTGATGTCCTTTTGGAGGGTAGGTTAGGAAGCTCGTTAAGAATGACCGGTATTCTGTCACCTGATAATCCATTAACAGACGAAGGTAATAACGGGAAACCTTTAATTACTATCAGAAATACAGAAAATTTTGACGATGATGTAACTTCAGTTAATAAAGAAGATATTAATCTAGATGATGCATCAATCTATTTAACTACCGACCATTCCGTACCTATAGAAGTAGTATCTACTAATAATCAATCTTTTACAAGCGGGGAATACTCACCAGAGTCTGAAAATCAATTCAGAGGAAGGCAAATTGTGATTGATAGCGGAAGAATACTTCTACACGGAAAAGACGACTCAGTAATTATTAAGTCTAGGGAATCCGTTCAATTATCTTCTAATTCAGTTAATATAGATTCAAATGAATATACAGCAATCACTGGCAATAAGATATATTTAGGCGACCAGGCTTATGAAGAAGAAGAACCAGTTGTTTTAGGGACTCAAAATGAAGAACGACTCTATCATCTAAGTTACCATCAATTAAATCCAAAAAGACTTTCTCTGATTGATGCCCTACTTAACTATCCCACAATCTAATTTATCTCCGTTTATTGGCTTACTTATAGGTACCATGAAAGGAAGATTATTGACTTCGGTGACCAACCAAGTATCAGAGATTGTTGATGAATTTAAGGATGAAACCATCTGTGAAAATACCCAAGCTCTTAAGAATATAGCTAAGAAAAAAGACAATATACAGAGTAATGTAAATTCTTTTAACCAAAGAATAAACAAAGTACAGTCAATTGCTGCTAAACTACTAGCACTCACATCAGCTCTTAAAGTAATAATATCAGTTCTCAGATCTCTACCTATTCCTACAACACCTGCAGTAACAGTAGGAACAATAGTAACCACAGGCGATACCTTAACAACTATTAGAGAGTTTGTTGTTCAGTTGGAAGAGGATGCCGAGTCGATTTTAAGTATAGTATCTGGAGCTGCCGGTATAACGAGTGTTCTTTCAGGAATTCTATCCAACCTAAGCATTATAGACTCAGCACTAGCCTCTTGTGAAGAAACCGGAAAAGTCAATATTAAAGAACTGAAGGAAGAACCTATAACTAAGGATCAGAAAAAAGAAGAACGTAATTTACTTTATACTGCTGAGAACGGAAGACAGTATAGATTAGAGATAAGAGAATTCGACGACGAAGCAGCACTTAGAAGACAGGTAGTTGCTAGAGATGTTAAATCCGGCAGAATAGCTCTTTCAGGAGAAAAGTCTTATAGTTCATCGATCGATATTTTAATTAAAGAAATTAAATTTAGATTAGACACAGATTTAAGTTAACAATATTTATTATTATGAAAGTACATGCCTTAAAAAAACTTATAAAAGAAGCAGTTAAAGAAGCCATAAGAGAAGAACTCAGTTCCATTGGAACAGATCAACCTAAAAAGGTTAACACTTCCCCAGAAGAGTCACCATCTGGTAAGAGTGAAGGTATTAATGAAATGCTTAATCTCACTAAACAAACAATGTCTAATGACGACTATAGAAATGTACTTAATATGAATACATCAGATGTAACTGGGGCACCCTCTCCGGTAATTTCTCAGGGAAATCAACCTGGATTAGATATTTCTAATTTAGATTTCGTTAAAAAGGCATCAGCAGTTTATAACTTATCTAATGAAAAAGATAAAAACAAATTTGGATAATGGCATTTAGAGTACTAAGAAAGGATCCTGTTGAAAATATTAACCGCAGAGGGTTAGGGGTAAAATTGCCGTTCAACGGAACTGCAGTATTTAATAGTACGTACACTTCTAAAGAAGCAATTAAAACTAATATTTTAAACTACTTCTTAACGGGTAGAGGGGAGAGAGTCTTAAATCCTGATTTTGGATTCGACCTTAGAAGTAAAATATTTGAATTTATAGATCAAGATAGTTTAGATACTCTAAGGAAAGAAGTCAGGAATAAAATGAATATATTCTTCCCTAGAGTTAAAATAATAACATTAGAAGTCTCAGGCACTCCTGACGAAAACCTAATTACATTCTTTTTAAAATATTCTGTAGAACAGACAGATATAGAAGATGAAATAAATATAACTTTTGAATAATGGCTCAAGAAAGAGACATAAAATATATTAATAGAGAATTTACTGATTTTAGAGGACAGTTAATTGAGTTTGCTAAAAACTATTTCTCTGACACATATAATGACTTTTCTCCTACATCACCAGGAATGATGTTTATTGAAATGGCGTCGTATGTTGGGGATGTTCTTTCTTTCTACCAAGACACCCAACTTCAAGAGACATTTCTACAACATGCAAAAGACCCGGCCAACCTCTATTCCTTAGCTTATATGATGGGGTACAGGCCTAGAACTACTTCTGCATCAGAAGCCATACTTGAGTTTAGTCAGACCGTGGATGCTGACGCAGGATCCGGGTATATTCCGAACTTCTCTCAAGCTTTTACGGTTTTATCTAATTCTACATTCAAAGCCTCTTCCGGTAATGGAACGGAATTCATACTAGACAAGCAAGTAGATTTCAGACATTCAAGTTCATTAGACCCTACGGAAATTATAATTAATGAAGTAGATGGATCAAATAACCCGGTATCTTATACTCTCAAGAAAAAAGGAAAAGTATTTTCCGG